AGGGGCGCGTTCTAGCCAGCAATTCGTATGATGCTACCACCGAGTCGGACACGTTAGCATACACTGGGAAAATCTCGCCAGACCTTTCGTGTGAGAGAGTTACTTCATGACCAAATAGTCTGTAAAGACTAGCAATCTTGATTGCGTCCGGTACGCTCGCGGTTCCGTACCTGTCTACTGTGAAGCTCTGAAGCCCTCTCAGATGTGCCAAAGAGTCTACGTCGCATGCGACAGCGCCAAGTATGAGTGAACCTGATACGTATGCTGGTATAGTGTCAAGACGTACGATAGGATCATACCCTGCATCGAACACTTCGTCTACTTCAATAGACTTAACGTCGTACATCGGCGATAAATCATAACTAATATAACAGTTGGAGCTGAAACAGGTCATAATTTCCTTCCCAGTCACGAAACTTATAAGCGCAGCGCGTGCGTCAATCGTGCCCAAGACCATCAACTCCTCAGCCCTGCTGATGAACGCCGCACGCCAGTCGCTTAAATCAGTTGAGAAGTTGTCTACCAAGCCGTACAGCCCCACCCAAGCTATATAGTTGAGTATGGCGGATATGGCGAGGAAATTCTGCGGTGCCATGTTCGCATCTAAGGTGAACGTTGATGCGTTGAGATCGTATACGTTTGGCTCACCCACCAGGTTAGAAGGAATTCTACCCCTGGTGGGTGAAAACTTAGCCAAATTGACCGTAAACTTAGCCTTGTGCCACATAGCACTCTCTTGGTATGAAGGCATGGGCTGCGCTGAAAGAGCGCCAAGTAACTCAAGTGCCGACGCAAATGCTTGTTCTACCCTGTTTAGTCTCACGTAATCCATAATCCAAAGCCATAGCACTTCGGGCTTCGTCCAAGGAACAGAGCTGTCGTCAAACACTCCATAGACCATGCCTCCTACACCGTCGAGCAGAGTCTCATGCGGGTCAAGCGCTTCTACTGGTATGTCAACATTGAGTCCACTGGTACCGCTACTTCCCATGGTGTGCAGCAGGTAAAACGTAGCCTGCGGTACATTGGTAGAAGTGTACCTGAGGACGTAAGGCCTGCTCCAATAATTGTCTGCTGAACGTTGAACCCATCCAAAATCTAGCATTCCAAAGTCGCGCAGAGGGCCCATCTCGACCTCTACCTCTCTCTCAGTGTACTGACCATGAACGGACATACCCACGTGGCTGTCCTTGTACGGAGACTGCTTGACCTTGAATTTGTCTTCTTTGCCCTTCATATCTTTGTAAAGCCTAGCCTTATACCACGAAACCAACATCGTATATATGTATGCTTCGTGAGAATCAGTGACATTGGACGTAGTCGCCAGGGCGACAAGATCATTCTTGTTAAGCCTAAGTCCCGGTACGGTCTTCGAAAATTCGTCAATCGCGCGAAGAGGATCATAGACACCGTCTTCATCCAAATAACGTTTGTTGTATCCGTAAAATCTGTTGTGAGCCACTGGGTGTGTGACCTCGTATCTGCTACCTGTTATCTGAAAGTCAGTGGTTAACTCCAAGTTACTAGAGTAAGTGAGATTGCCCATCTTGACATGTGCCATCGTTTTGTTGACGAGTGAAAAACGTCCGTCGCCGAAAGTGGCGTCGAACGCTCTACCTACGCCTATCTTCGCAAAGCTATTGATGTAGTCGGTCAACATTGGGGATTCGCGCGCTT